TACAAGGAAAACTAAACTGGCATAATTCATGTTATATATATATTGATTATGATTAAATTAATTAATGACATTCTAAACGAAGCGGCTTATTGCCCTCAAAAGCAAAAAGATTCCAATCGAATCAAAGACTCTGGAGATGTTTACTTCGCAGAATTTGAATTAGCTGGTTTTAGTAAAAAAGATATCGATATTAGCGTTATTGACGGCATCTTGACTGTAAAAGCTAAAAACGAAGACAGATCTAGAAACTATGAATTATATTTATATGATCTAGTGTCTGAGGACCATATTTCGTCTACATTGGTGAATGGCCTTCTCGTTTTGACTCTTCCTAAAAAGGCCGTTACAGGCGCTAAAAAAATACAAATAAAATAATGCCTATTTATGTTTACAAACACCCCGAAACAAACGAACACCGTGAGGTTTTCCAAGGGATGAATGATGAACATATATTTATAGATGAATGTGGTATGCAATGGGGGAGGGTTTATCTCTCCCCCAATGCGTCCATAGATAGCTCTATAGACCCTTTTAACCAACAACAGTACATCGACTCCACTTATCACAAGAAAGGCACTGTGGGCAACATGATGGACTATTCAGCGGAACTCAGCGCTAAGCGAGCTGATAAAGCTGGAGGTGTTGACCCAGTTAAAGAAAAATTCTATAATAATTACGCTAAAGAACGTAATGGGACTGAACACCCTAATAGAATAAAAGAAAAAGGATACGATAGTAAACGAGCAAAAGTGGATTACGATTAATAGTGAGTCCCGCTCAACTTGAGACCTTTTTCTTGTGTCACCTCAAAAGAGAAGTCCGCGTCAAAATTCATTCTCCCGTTTATGTCCATAGAATAGTTATAAGATCCTAATTTAGCATCTTCTATTCTGTAAACCATAGATTTACCACTCGCTTCTAGGGTTAAATCAAATTGATAAAGCTCGTCTGAATTCAATACTCCAGTCATAGCTCCACTCTCAAAACCAGAAACTTGAGAAGACACAGCAAATGTCCCTTTGGCTGGAAACTGCCTTTTTCTTCCAAAAGCGTAATCATTTCCTAATCCATAAGCTGAAACTCTAGGCATGGATACGTTCATATTAACAGATTGAACTAAGTGGCTCCCTGAAATCTCTTGCCCTCCGACTTGTAAATTCTGTAATGTGACATCACTACCAGCATTTGTTTGATTGACAATAGGAGGGGCTTTTTCTAAAGCTTCAGTAGTTAAATCTTTAGCAAAAGTAAAGACAGAATTGCCTACATTGTCATTATTCCCCCCTGTCATATTTATAGCTGGCATCTGCATGTAAAACCCTATTAAATTAGCGAATACAACATTTGAACAAATATAAGAAGTATTTACTTTGGGGAGATCTCCTATGGAGTAGCTCAAACTATAAGATTCTGGGAAACAATTTCCAAAAGCGATAGCGTCTTTTCCAGAAAAATCGTTAGCTGTACCATCTAAAGTTACAGAGTCTATAAAAGAATCTTCTTGGTTTTCGCTCACTAAGACATAAAAATTAGTCGAATCTTCAGAGTCACCAGCATCAAACATATTCTTAAATTCATCTTCAGGGGTAGAATTCAAAAACCTCCCCTGCACTTCATTGGAAAAGTTAGGTTCAGGTATATAGCTGATATTTAAAGAGACATCTGGCTGATTGTATATATTATTAGTAGATAAATCTTGAGAACCAATTTGTTTTGATTGCTGCCTAGAATAATCAATTGAATAGTCAAAAGTTTGAACTATTTTATGCAGTTTTAAAGTTTTAAGAGTAGTAGAGAACGCTGTAGTCGAGTTCTGTACCGCCACAATTGCATTATTACTTCTTATTATATTTCTAGCCATATTAAGTTCCTGTTGGAATTACGCCCATAGGGTCTTCTTTCAGATCTACAGTTAAATTATTAGAGTTCGAGTAGTTCCATGTGTGAGTCCACTTCGGGCTATAATAAACTTTAGGTCTATTATAAATAGAAGGTATCTGATGTCTAAATCTTCGATATCCACCTTTGTTTTCTAAGAAATGAATCATAGTCTTTAACTGTTTATCAGGGATATTTTTGAAGCTGTAACTCATATCGAATGTTGCGATATTATCGTTTGTTTTAAACCTTTGGGTAAAAGAGTTTTTGTATTCTAATTTATCAGCTTTAATTTGCACATCATTTTGAGTCCCAATATCAGGCTCAAAAAAGAAATCTTGAGTCCACATCGAATCTACTCCTGTGGGAGAATTCGATTCTGTAGAACTATGATCTCCAGTGCAGTAGTAGAAGTTATCTAACTTGTTTTGATTTATCCCTGTATACGCAATGTCATACTCTTCGTAAGAAGTAGAGTAGCTATAATCATCAAACGCTAAGTTAGGGAAGCATCCCATCCCAGACCATTTTAGCAAAGTCGGGGCGTGGTCTACTGTCAAGCTGGTCGCTACTTCGAAGTGCTGATTATTAATAAAATTAATTGCATAATTATCGCAAAATCCAGAGACTGTTTTATATATTCCTGAATTATCTGGAGTAAACCCTATAGGCAAATACCCAGATTGAGCTTCGAAAAAGTTAGCTAGTTTTCTAGCATTGGTTTCATTAACTTCGTATTTTAAAGAAAATCTTGCCACTAAGCTATTAACAGAAAGAGGTATCAAATTATAATAAAAATCATCAGTAATATAACTATGATTTTTGGCTTGAAACTCTACTGTAGATCCATAAGTTGGCGTAAGACTAAGACCAGATAGCTCTGATGGCGAAGTTATACCGCTAATATTACGATCTCTATTATAAAATAAGTCTTCGCTCATGCGTGTCCAATATAGTTAAGGGTTATTCTTACAGAGCCATCAGAGCTACTGTTTAATTGTTCAGAGACAAGTGATGCATTAGGTATTGTTAGCATTTGAATTCCGTCTCCATTTTCAGAAGACAATACAAAAACAACAGTTTTATCTTCTCTCGTATTTAAAAAATCAAAACCGCTTTTTAAAAACGTATCGTCCACATCTATCTGTACGGCGGCTGTATATTCTATAGGGTTTATATGCTTGACCTCTACTGGAGTTTCAGAACCAATAGTATAATAAGGTTTTTTATTCATCGTCAAAGAATAATCAAAACCAATAACACGATTACTAGAACTATTATCGCAAGTAGCGCTTATAGACCCTTGGCTTGGTATATAAATAGGAGTAGGAACTGTTCCACTCGCATTGATGCCGCTTTTCATTTCATCATAAACAACAAAAGAGGCATTTACTTTAGGTATAGACCCAACAGCGCAATTGACAGAATAGGAACTTAAATACCCACTTTCAAAACCATAAGAAGTATTATTTTTATAATTGAAACTCCCTTTCATAGCTTCAGATTCTCCCGTGAATGCTAGGATAGGATCTTCATAGATCAAGTTCCTAGAAAAAGAAACAGTTTGATTTGTAGCTCCACCCACTGTGGTTAAACCACGGGTTGATCCTAAAGGAGTTAAAACATTACTGCTATTAGAATAACTTATATCAAGGCTTTGCACTCCTGAAAGTTCTCTCGCGTTAGGACTCCCATCAGCTCCTTCTATAAAGAAGTGACAGTCGTAATTTAGTGTTGTTCCGTACATTATGCTCTAGCTTGTCTTAGTGATCCCCCCAACCTCTTCTCGTCGTCTATAACTTGTTTGACTACATCCTTTATTCTGGTCGCTAACGATCTCTGTTGTTCACCCCCGCCATCGCCACCGCCACCTTGAGTGTCAGATGACCCATCAGAGTTGACGGTGATATTAATCACAGTCTCTCCAGCATTATCAGAAACAGATATAAGCTCGTCAAGTTTACTCACTATGTCTTCAGAGCCTCCACCTGCTCCTGAATTTAAAGCGTTTAGATTCCCTGCGCCTATCTTCTGAGTTGCAGCAGCGTTCATAACGAACTCGCCACCAGATAACATGGAAGGAACAGTATCTACTCCAGCCGCATTAGGGACTGAGCCTCCTGTGGCATACCTGCCTCTGGTGTCTCTGGGCGGCAACATCCCTGTGTATCCTTCGGCTAAGTTGACCTTATCTAAGTTATCCATCATTTTTATGAAGTCTGTATTATCAGTAAGCGATTGACTAAGTGTAGATATTGTCATTGGCGATGAGGAAGATCTTCCACCTATAGGTGCTGCTGACCCGCCGCCCAACATTAGTGCATAATCAGGAACAGCATCCACATTTGGTTTACTGAATTTAGTCGCAAGAGAGCTGAACCCAGCAGAAACAACAGCCCCAATAATAGCGTTTTTCAAATCTTTTTTAGCTTGCCTCTTTTGTTCTCTAGCTTCTTCTTCCTTTTGCACTTGCTGGGTGAACAACCCAAATGCGTCCCGCTTGGAGTCTTGCTCCCTTTTAAACGCTGGGCTATTCCTTCTACCAAACATAGTAAGGGCTGCGCTTTGAGGTTCTAAATTAACAGACGCAGATCCTGCTCCCGATCCAAATCTATCAGAAGCCCCCGTAGTAAAAGATTGTGTAGCGAAATCAATTAAATTGCTTTTCCCTTTTATTTCTTCCTGTCCGTTAGTTCCTGGAGTGAACAAGCCCCCTCTAGCCATAGCTGGAATTGACCCAGCATTCAAAGATTCCATGAAAGAAGAGCCGTATTTACTAACAGAACTTTTCTTCATTACGAATTCACCACCCATAAGTAAAGCAGGAACATCGTCGCGGTTTCCAGAACCACCTGTGACTTTTCCTCCAGCGGCGAATTTACCAATAACGCTATCAACAGCCTTTGTCATGTAAGCTTTAGATAAAGTCGTGAAGAAGCTGGTGGCTGTTCCTATAAGTATATCACTAAGGTTTCCGCCTTGGATTATCGCTTCAGTCATAGCATCTCCTATGTTATGAGCAAATTGAGCTGAAGCATCTACTAATTTACCACTAAACTGGTCTCCCTCGACGAGCCTTCTGAATTCTTTGAAGTCTTTATTATCTAAAGCAGAGTCTCTAGCGGCTTGACTTCTTTCGTTTATACGGTTTTTAATTCTTTCTGTAGGGTCTATAGTCATTTTATCGTCTATATCCCTGAACTTTGCTTCGTCAGATCTAAGAATCCTTCTAATTTCTGCGGGGTCTTGTGCAGCGTTAGCTCTATCCTCTCTGCTATCTTCTGATATTTGAGCTTTTAAACGCGCAACAGGATCTGAGATCCTGTCAGTATCAAATTGTCCTTGAGCAGCGCCATCGCGTAGACTACTGGCAAAATTTTCTGCAATTTGACTTAACGCTAACTCTTTGAGTGCGCCAGCGGCTTTTATCGCAGCATCCGCTAAATTTAATTGAGCTTTTTCGCCTATTTTAGCATCTGCATTATCTTTGACAAATTTTTCTGTAATTTTTTCTATTTCCGCTGCGAGTTTATCCAAATCTGGATTTGTTGAACGTCCATCGAGGCGGCCAAAGGATGACAGGGAAGATTGAAAAGAAACTGCATCTGAGATTGCTTTAAATTCTTTAATTATATTGTCCCCTGACATTCCGTCTATTGCCTCCTTATAACTTTTAGAAAAAGACATTTGTTGCATTCCAGGCATTGAGAAAAGATCTCTGAACTGCCCTCTCTGACCACTTTCCCTATCTTCTTTACTTATCTGATTTTCTTTATCAATAATTGATTTCCGTGATTCAGCGTTTTGTATATCTACAGCTTTAGATTGATCCTTACTCAAAGGCCCACGGCTTCTTTTTTCAATATCTAATGTTATTTTATTGATTTCAGAACGTAAAGCTTGTTGTTTTTCGTTACTAATTTTTTCATCTGCCGTCCCCCTTCTTATGCGAGCAGCGTCTATAGATGTCTTTTGTTGACTAAATTCAAAAGTTATATCTCTTTGCACATCTAGCAGTTCCTTTGCGGCCTTGATTCTTTCGTTTTCTCTTTTGAGTGCAAGTAGAAGTGGCTCAAGAGAATTTTTGACTGCGCCATCACTCTCTTTTATAAGTTCATTAGCCAATTTAAGGACTTCCGCTCTATCCTCGTCGGTAGTTAAACTTTTCCCTTTTAGAGTATTTAATTTTTCTTGTAACTCTACGCTATTT